TGTTCTTTATGCCAACTCATATATAATTTGTTTATAAAAAGATTCGAAGTTATCGCTTGATAAGTATGATTTACTCATTACGTGTAAATTAGTCATCGGAAGAACATAACTATTTTTTTTATCTTTAACAATTATCTGATTATTGTTAATGCTTAAACTTTGTATTGGGTTTTCGATTGATAACATACTACCTGGTATAGACTTCGTGTCAATTGAGTAACCGTTTAGAATAATATCAGCGATTGCAAATGCATAATCGTTTCTATAAATTCTTTCGTTTATATTAAACAGTAAACGATAATATTGATAATTTTTTTGTATGCGTTCTATTAAATCAAAGTACATCTTGGCCCGATCAGTTTTTCTAAAAGCAAAAACTGTTGCCCATACATACGGATGGCCATGATCGCCCATGGTATCGGGCCATGTTGTAGTTAGTGCATGACTTTTTCTTTGTAAAATATAATCCCAAGAAAGATCAAATATCTTAAGAAGTTCGTTGTTCAAAACCAAGTAATCAGCATCAATTACTAATGTTTCGTCATACGGTGAAAGATCATAAACACTGTGTCTACCAAAATTTCTCCACTGTACAAACTTATCTAGATCTATGTCAAATCGACTATTACTAAAATTTGCATCGTCCAAATTTGTTATAATAGTGTGTGGTAAATCTAATATTTTTGACGCTAGGTCTAAAGTTTTATTTGCAATGCTGAGATAATCAGTAGTAGGGGTATTTAAAGCAAAAGCAACTATACCTCTAGATCTTTCTGATTTTTCTAATTTTTTCATATTCGATGTGCCACACATTCATTACTTTATGGTAATGTTCTCTTGCAAGAGATAAAAATTCGTCTTTAGAAACTTTTATAGGGTTTTGATGTGTATCCTCAAGATAAACTGTATCATCGGGCCACGTGGCCACAAAGGCCAATAACTCCTGCGTGATCTTAAAGATCCCGCCATTATAGACCATGTGGATGTCAGAAATTATCTTTTCTCGCAGAATGGTTTTGTTAATCTGAAAGTTAGTAGCAAGTTCAATATCGTGAACTATATCATTTATTGTATTCATAATGGAAAGACGTTAACATAACAATATATGTTAACATATAGAAAAAGTCAAATCGTTTGATTACAATCTTGTGACTGTGACTGCGCCCCAGGTGTTACTTAAATTACTAATTTCTGGGAAAGAAGCATCTACTGTAACTGTCACTGTGAGATCTAAAGAATCGTCAAAACTGCCTCCGGCATTGCCGCCGGATGTTGAATTGATAGTGGTCCAAAATTCTATATTATCACCGTTACTGTTAAAAGAACCTACTGAACCACCCGGTTTAACTGTAATAGTGCCAGTATCGGATGTATAGTTTGTAGTTGTACTTGTTACAGAAACTGCTGTGGTATTAGCATTAAAAGGAGAAGTATAGTAACCTTTTGCTGTGTCGTTGGTTCCCAAGGTTCCGCCAGTGCCTGTTCGGCCAGAATTGGTATTGGCAGCAAATAAAGCTATTCCTCCTAGGAAATCAACAACAGTTTTTGCAGCCGCACTTCTTGATCCTGCTCCACCACTGGTAGTTGCAGAAATATTAAACTTTAATCTACCGCCTGCATTAAAGAAAAATCTTGCTGCATCAGGACCATTGGCAAAAGTAACTCGAGCGCCAAATGCTCTTGTTAGTGTTGAAGTAGTTGTAGTAGAAGTCCATGCAGCATAGGCAGTCAATGCACTTACATTAGTTACTACAGCCGAATTACTAGAAAATAACATTCTGTCTTGATTTAATCTAGTTATTGCAACAGGAAGACCCCCAGAGTAACCAATAATTTGTCCTGCGGTGTTTGCAGTTAATCCACTGCTAGTATTTCTGATATGTAGATTAGCACTGTTAATTGTGTTAATTAAAGTTGCCCATTGCGTAGCAGTTACAATACTACCTTGTGATACTGTAGAAACCGGAGTTTGACCATAACCTCGAGAATTCGCTCCCCAGGCCCACATACTAGATAAGTCGGTACCGGTTATACTTGTATTTGAACCGGTTAAAGTGTTATAATCTGCGGCCTCAATTAATCCGCCTTGCGAATATGACATGTTTATTGCCTTTAACTATTTAATTTGACGATAGCTTCAATGGTACCTTCGCCGGTGTCATTTTTTGACTGTAAGGAGCGACCAATTACATTCCAAGGAGTAATTTCAAGTCTTGAAGCTGCTCTGGCTAATCCATTCCCAGCTGATACCAATCTATCGCCTTTTTGGACTTTACCTACAACACGAACTGGTACTCTACCACTTACAGCTACAGGTGGATGTGTTTCGTCTGTTCCGGCTGCACCATTCATTAAGTAAGCTGCTCTTGTACTTATCACGCCAAAAACTTCTTCACTTAATTCTTTTTCAACTTCAGTAATTTCAGCTGAGCCACCTAGCTCCACGACAGTACCCGGAACATAAGGTCTATCAGATTCAAATCTTTCTGCCAAGTCAGCATACTGTGCTTGAACCGAGACACCAAAGAATGTATTGAACCAAGATGTACTTGATCCTATATTTGAAGAAATATTCGACACTGGTAAAATATTTCTGGAAACAATAACGTTACCTGCATAAACGTTACCCCAATTGAATGTAGTAGAACCAAGATTGTAAGTTAAATTAGCACTTGGATTTAAGTTAGCATTAAAAGTATTAGTTCCTGTGCCACCACCAAAAAATGTATCAACATATCCTTTAGTAACAACTGTTAAATTATTCATGCTAGCGGTTGGGCTAGTTAACATTTCTGGCATGCCAGATAAAGCATTACCAAAAAGGAATGGTGTTTCTGTTGACGAACTAGTAACTGCTAGTACTAGATTACCGTTATTTGTAGCGTTTTTAATCTTAACAGTTGATCCACTAATAGATCCTTGAAAGTCGCTGTCTGCACCAAATCTTAATCCTGTGTCATCTAATATGCTAACTGATCCATTGATTTGTCTACTAGTTGCACCGGCTACAGAGTTATCATTTCTAACAAAATTAAGTGCACCAACTGATGATCCGCCACTTAATAAAGCTGCTGCCACAGTAACATTACCATATACGGTATGATCACTTCTGAGATTTAAACCTTTATTAATTGTTGGAAAATTAGGATCTGCTGTTGTAAAACTAGTTTCCTTACTCCAAATACCAACTAACACATCATTGATATAAAATTTTAAAACAACATAAGTACCAGCTGGAACTAAACCAACTATAGTGTCCGGCACAGCTCCGGTATTTCCTGTTACTGATGTTGATGCTGGGCCAACTGCTGTCCATGATGCACCATTATATACTTTTAGTTGTACAGATGCAGTATCCCACCATTGTTCTCCGACTACTGGATTTGAAGGACCGCTAGAGCCGCTTGTCATTGTAGCAAACGTTTTCCATGCTGCGTTTGCTGTTCCTTTTAAACTAGCGGTATTAAGTTTCAAATATTTGTTAGAGCTATCCCACCAAAGTTGCCCAGGTAGCGGAGCAGTCGGGCCACTACTTTTCGCAAAATTTTCAGTAAGTCTAATCATATTCTCATTGAGAAAGGTACCATAACCTGGATAATTTTTACCCACTAAGGTTAAACTACTATTTGTAATATCAACGGTTCCGTCTTGCAGACCGCCTGAAATTAGTGCATCTCCGTTTGATAATCTTATATCATAAGCCATTTTTAAATATCTCCAACTTTTATTATTTATGCGATGTAAATCGTAACCAAAAGCTTAGGAATAGCTCCTAGCAGAAGTTCCGTATAATTGAGCATTTGCAACTAACTCAACGTCTCCCTGACCTACTCCCCCCATGGGTTTCCATGAATCACCAACTTTTACATATACTGTAGCTACATCTTTCCAGGTACCATTTACTTTAACAAAGGATTCTCCAACTTGACGCCAAGATCCGCTCACTTTTAAAGAACACAACGAAAGTGGGTCAATTAATAAAACAACTCTCCCGTTTTGTCCTGTTCCGCCGCCGGTACTACCGCCTGCACTGTATCCTGATTTATAGAATGTAGAATTAGAGCCAGTACTCGCTGTATTAACAGGAAAATTTCCCCCGCATTGCCCAGCATAACCACTGGCATCTCCAGGATAAGCAGCACCACCTTGCCCGCCAGGATAGCCGCCCCCACCGCCACCAGATCCGCCCCCGTCGCCACCTTTAGATTGTCCGTTTTCTCCACGAAGATCAGAGCCAGCTGCTCCAATAGCATTATTTGTAATTGTTGCATTACGGCGTGAAGATTGCGATGAGCCATTTCCATCATTGCCAGCTCCGCCACCACCGCCACCACCACCAGCAACAACTACCGGAACTTCGTTGACTATTACCGCTGATGCTGCACCACCACCGCCACCACCGCCACTTGATCCGCCAGGGCCAGCTGCTGTTCCGGCGCCACCGTTTAATGATTTTTGTGTTTCTCCGTTTATTGATAATCTGCCCTGTCCGGCTCGGCCACCAGGTGCAGAACCAGAACTACTAGACCCGCCCCTGCCGCCTTCTCCTATACAAACCTCTAATATGTCGCCTTCCGAGACAGTAAAAGTTCCTGTATTATACAAGCCAGGTGACCCAACACCTCCCTGTGTACCAGCATCAACGCCACCACCGCCTCCGCCTGCTCCCCATACGTGAGCAGTAACAGTGGCACGAAATGGCATAGTAACAAGATATCTACTAATACTTTCAGTGCCCACTAATCTGGTACTCCAGACTAGACTCCCAACGGAGGAAGACGATTCCGAAGATATTGTTACTGCAACGCCAGCAACATCCCCGGCATTTGATGCGTTGATTACAATGTCCATTGAGCCACCACCGTGATATACTCTAGTGCTGGTTCCTTTATCAGTCCTATTAATTGCCGAATTAAAATTATAGAGTCCAATGGTATACGTACCATTTATCGTCACCGAACCTGAGTTATCTACAGTACCAGTGACATAGTAGTAACCTGCTTGCAGCTGAATTTTCCGTCTGATAGTTATTGATTCTACTTTAGATTGATTGCTGGTCCATACAGCATATGTATTTTGAAACGAACCCCAACGACCATCTGACCTATTTGTAAGTGTGGCATATCCTTCTTGAAGGTCATATTCACGTTTGATTTGTCTTGTGGTCATTTGTTAGGGAATATACTTAAACCAAATGTCGCCGTCGGTACCTTCTCCGACTGTAGGATCTAGCGTTGAAACAAATTTTCTACTGCCTCCCCAAAATTCAGATCTAGTCATGACATATTGAGTTGTGGCAATTTGTGTAGTATTGCTACCAAATGTTGCAGTAGGAGCAGTTGGAGTACCTGTCAATGCCGGGCTGGCTTTTGCCGCATAAGTGGTATTAATGTTTGTTGATAATGTAGTTATTTGTCCATCTACATAATCTTTAAGATTAGTATTTGCTGTTACAATAGCTGCATTAGCAGCAATTACGTTTGCCGAGTGCGAAATATTATTAGACACTAAAGCAGCATCAAGTGCAATTTCAGTGTTGACTCTATTTCCAATGTTAGCATTTATAGTATTAACATTTGAGACTATTGCATTATCAATTGCAGTGTTAATAGAATCAACTCTAGCTACTGTATCTTTTGAGATAATAGCAGCATTGGCAGCTTCTATGTTGGCTCTTAGATCATTTTCGTCGGCAACACGAACAGCTAAATTTGCATTAATCAAGGCAATATTAGCATCAATGGCTATGTTAGTTGCGTCATTTAGAGAGTTAACTCGAGATATTGTATCACGTAATAGTATGGCAGAATTAGCTGCATTAATGTTAGCTTGCAAGGCAGATTCTTCATTTACTCTGCTGGCCAAATTGGCTTGTATAACAACATTGGCCGCATTTAAAGAATCAGTGTATCCACCAATAGCTGCATTGATAGTACTGTCTACGTAAAGTTTAGTTGTTACGCCCAAATTTGCTGTTGCATTTGCGGCCACTGTAACTAGCCCAGTAATACCGTTGACAACCAAGGCCGTAGTTGGTGTCCCGGCAACATTTACAGTAAAAGCTACATTGGCATTGTTTGATGAATTTATAACACTTGCATTGCCTGATAGATTTTGAATTCTGAAATTGTTACTTCCGATATGTAAATTTCCAGTCAAACTTACATTGCCTTCAATAACACTTCCCACAGTTACCCAAACACTTCCGTCATATGCTTTAATATTATCAGTGGTAGTATCGTACCACAGTTGCCCTGCGATTGGATTGGCCGGCGATACATTGTATGCAAAATTTTCTAAAAGTCTTACTATATTTTCGTTTTGTTTTTCACCGTAATTGCTAGCCAATTTACCAATAAGAGATAAACTGGTGCTGGTGGTATCTGTAGTACCATCTAAAACTAAAATTGCTGTACCATCTGTTTTGTTAATATAATAAGACATCGATTATTATCCTATACTACTTAAATTTGTTAAAGTTTGAATACGCACAGTATAATCAATTTGAATTTGTCTGTTTAACGATTTTTGTACCGGGTGAAATATCACGTGAGTTAATAATTTACCAGTGGTAGTTAATCCAGAACTTCCGTCAGTGCTACGAGCTTTTAAGCCAAGTTCGTCAAAAGTGTAAGTATCTTCTAATGTAGTTGAATTGTCAAATGCACTTTGTCCCGATGGCTCGCCAAAATCAAGCAAACAACTAATTACTAAATCCGAATATACTCGGCCGGGGGTATGCCTAATTTCAATTTTATTTCTAGTAGAGTCTGAATTCAATGCACTGGTATCATCTACAATTTTGGCGTAAGTGGGATTGTACAAATTAGCATTACCGGTATTTGTATTTGTAGGCAAGTAATTGATAATGCCAGTAGGATCAATACTTGTTCCACCGTTACCAAAATGCATTTCATAGATGTAGCTTTGTCCTTTATTTGCAAGACAATATGCAATTGCTTCGCTTATATTTTCGTAATGAATAGCATTACGCTTGTCAACATACACATCCCCGGATTCTGGATCAAAAATTTTGATATGTCCTTGGACATGTATACCGCTTTGTTCGTCGGGCTGTTTTTCTTTAACTAAAGAATTGTCAGATGTAGATTCCATATTTTTTTCCATATCTATATTTACCTGTAATTTTGTCATGGTGTGTAACTGGGTTTGGCCCGTATAAATTGTGCTGCTGCTGTAGTGCTTCCCTCTAATCCTAGACTAGTTCCGTAATTTATCCACAAATTACTGTTAAAGAGAGTAACATTACCTAAAATAACATTTGCGTTTGAAAGGATCTGTCCCAATGGCTGTATAGTTAGTACATTAGCCGAAGTAGTAGAATACCCAAGGCTAGTTACTAGATTTACTTTTGTACCAATGTTAGTTGCAAATATCAAGTTTCCGGTAATTAATTGTACCGCTACTACATTTGCCGAAGTGACATTGCCTAGCACTCTGGCGTTACCGGTATTGCCGACAAATTGTGTAATATAATCACCAATATTGGCAGTAATATTTGAACTTAACCCTAATCTCCAAGTTACGTTAGCTGCAACAGTTTTATCAAATTGCACATAGTCAGAATAATAAACACCGCTGTTTGGTATGTTTTGCTGACTACTTGAATCGGCAACTCGAGAACCAGTTGCATGTATATTTGGTGCACCTGTACCGCCGGTTCCTCGACGCAGTTGTGTAATTGTATTTGGATAAATCTGCTGTAAATTAGCAGTGTTTACATAGGCATTTGCATTTGCATATACATTGCCTGTCACTATGTAAGTGTTACTATTTAAATTAGCTATTGTGCCTACAGAATAAAATGTATTTGCTGCCCACGGTGTAGCTGTCAATACATCAGACAATGTATATCTTTGATAGTACTGTATTATCTCTCCATTTACACTAACTGCACCTGGTGTTCCTGCTGACGGATTTCCGTCCGGTAACTTAGATGCGTCTGTAACAAAAACAATGCTATCGCCAATTGCTAAATTGCTTGCCAATGAAGTTGTGTTTTCGTCAGCTATTCTTTTGAAAACTACGTTCGAGCTCATTGGTTGGAATATTCTAAATCCATATGTAGTTGTATTGGCAGAATTGTTACTAAACACTCGAAGATCTAAACAGTCGTACATTCTTCCTGGAACCAGTTCCTCCGGAGCATGGCTCGAATATGTATCCACATAGGCTCCGCCCTCGATATTAATATCCTCAGGTCTAGTGCCCAGACTACCATCTAGGTATGTACTGGTAATCACGGTATCAATCACATTAGAATTTAGATATAAACTGGCTAATCTTATATTTGCTGTTCCGCCTTCGCTAAATCCATCTAATTGTCCTATACTGGTTACTGCATTTATTTGCACGTTAACTGATGTAATAAAGTTTGGATTGGTTTTTATAATATCAATTGATGTACTATTTGTTGCAGCTTTTAGAACTCTTGCATTACCAAAACTGTTTGCCTGGGTAATATAATCGCCTACCTGAACAGTAATTGGTTTGCTAAGATTCATTCTCCATGTTGTAGCAACTGGATTACCGGTAAGCATCATTGCAGCGTTCGACACCGAAACAATATTGAATGTTCCGTTATTTTCAAAATCAAAAGGAACTAATGCTTCTACTCTAATAGGTTGATCAAGTTGAAAACCTAGTTCAACGAAATTGACCTTACTGGTGTCTGTACTGTTAATTGTCAATCCAGTGTAACTAAAACCAATGACATTACTTGTAATCTCTAGAGAATTGGCTCTAAAGGTTGGACCGACGATATTAGTACCCGGATAAGAAATACCTGACATCAATTGTGCCGGCACATTAGCAATCATTCCAGTAGCTGGTTGATAGTATGCCAGTATTCTATCGTAAGCATTTAATAAAACATTTCCACTATCAATTTTTACATAGCGAGTATAATCAAAAATGCTTTCGGCTACTGGACTAGCATTTGTAACTAAAAATGCCTCATTGTTGTAAACCACAATACTATTACCTGACACATAGATGTTACCACTACTGTTTACGGTATTTCCTGTAGTTATTACGGTATTGCCATAAACTGTTCCTGGTTGCCATATCGCAATATTACTAGAATAAGTATATCTATCAAATTTCAGCGAGGACGTAAATCCTCTCACGGTGTTATAGCTGTTAGCGGTGTCTGCTGTGTAATATTCGTTATGTAAAATGGGGTATATTTTACCGCCACTACCGACTCCATTTATTGTGATAGTGGGAGTTGAAGTATAACCGTATCCTGGATTAGCAATATTCACGCCGATGATTTTTCCAGTAGATGCATTTATAATTGCAGTTAAATTAGCTCCCGAGCCGCCGCCGCCTGATACTGTCAACGAAGGAGCAACAGTGAAGTTGGCTCCTGAGTCACTGACAATAACTCCGGTAATTTTGTATTTGTAATTATTGGCCCAATCTTTGTATGGCTCGACTGTAAAGGCGTCAGAGTCTGCCGCACTAGAAATAGATGGGGCTCTAAACGTTTCTGTCACAGGATCCCAAGAGCTTGGTAAATCAAAATCAGTCATTGAGTTATATGAAAGATCTTGATTTATATATGTTGGTATATACTCTTTAATTTTACTTCTATATGGTTTTACTTCATTTATGTAATCTTGATAGAAAGTTTGATTGTCACGAGAATAATTAGGACTTTGTTCCAAAGTTCTAAGTTCATGCACTACGTCAATGAAACTTGTTTTAAATATCCAATCTGTGCTGGGTTGCTCAGTAAAAATATAATTAACTAAATTAAAAAATAGCTTGTTAAACTCTATCGCTAAATCTTTAATAAAGATCTGCTGGTATATAGAATCAAAAATATAAAATAATTCTACGTTTTTCTGTGGATCAAATTCAACTAAATCAAATAATACACTGTCAAATCCACTGCCTAGGGTAACATCTCCAAGACCATCATCAAGTTGTAAAGTGGCGTTCTGAGCTGCAATAAGACTAAGACTTGCATCGTTTTCTATCTGATAAATTAGCCATTCGCTGTTGCCGTTATCTCTGACTTTTATATAATCCCCGGCTGATGCTGTTGTAATTTTCTGTATATCAGCAAAAATATCAACAGTAAAATTAATCTCTTTTCCGTCTATATAATCTGAACTGTACCAATCAGTCTTAGCCCAGGACAAAGATGTAGAGTATCCCTGAATCGTATCTAATATAAATTCTTGCGTGACTAAATTATAAGCATAGATTGTCCATTTATTATTGTAATCAGAATTTTCTCTTATCAAGACTCGATAATTACCAGGTAAACTACTAGTATCAATGTAGTCTAGTTCACTGGCCAAAGAAATTTCTAAATCGTATCCTGTAGTTGGCACTGGGTCAGCCGAATATAATAAACTAGTGTCGGCTGTTAATAAAATTGGATACTGTAATAAAACTAAGTTTACATTACTAACAAATATACTCAAAGCAGGCAGTCTATTAGCAAATAAACTTTGTCTTGGTCTATTTGATATACCAATTTGATTTTGTGGTTTAAGTACTGGATCTGGAACTATTCTTCCTAGACTATCAGTACCAATTAAACTGTCTCTTAATTTATCAACTATCTGCCGAGGAAGTATCTGCGTTGGGTTATTTTCCTGTATTAGCTCAAATTCAGTGTGTATGAGATTTTTATTTCTTTCAGTAGATAAATCCAGGTGTAACGCAATCTTGTCGTCAATTAAACTAGAAGTAGCATTAAATATTCCTACTGCGTCTGGTCTTAGTAGTGCCACATAAGGAATATTTTGATCTCGTGGATTATTAATATATTGCTCAGCTGTTGTAGTACTAATTAATCTGTTTGTCTTGACGGTGTCAACAGATGTTCTATTGCTAACCCAATAGTAATACTTTTGTGTTATTATTCCTGTTGCACTGTCAACTTGAGTGACAACTGTATAAGCCGAATCATCTTGATATTTTGGTATACCGTCCCCGCCGTTTGTTACGTACTGGCTAGGTAAGAATGAACTTTTAACCCATTCGTAAATTTTGACTTGACTTCCCGGGAATAGTGATCCCCAGTTGTTAAGTCTATACTGCAAATCTCCTTGCTCGTAATCTATAAATGCACACTGGGACAGATCCCACCAGGTTTTTCCAATATGACGATCGTTCCAGTAGAATGTTGTGCCTAAAGTTACACTATTATTTGTTGTAAAATTGTATGCTGCAGGATCAAAGTTTTCTTTATAATCAAGTTCTTGATCTACTACTCCCAGAATCTTTCCTTTTAAAGGATCTATATAATCAAAGAAATTTACTAATAAATCTGATTGCGTGTTGTAAGTGAATACAGAATTTACAGCAGCAATATCAATTCTTGATTCTTTATATCTAATCAATTCCCAACCGCTGGTTTCAGTTTCGTTTAAGTAAGTGTAAACACTTCCGCCGCCAGCGATGCGGTCACTGTCGTTGCTTATCCCAACAAACAAGTTCTTTCCTGATACTGCCAGGCCCGTGCCAAATTTATCACCTGTCTCAATATTGGTACCTTTGAGTTTTTGGGTATAAGCATACAACGAGGGCGATTCGATTGATTCGTAAGGATTATTCATCAAGTTGAAAACATAAACTGCTCCGCTATCCTTGACAATATCTACAATCCGTGTGCTACCGCTGTCTAATCTAAAGCCATTGTCGAATAACATTTCAACATCTAAATCTCCACCGTCGCTAGATACAACCAAGATCCCCCCGGCCTGGTACACCGCAAGGTTAAGACCAAATTTTTCATCATTCCCATCGGGTGCTGTAATCTCTTGTCCTAGATAATAACTTTGCAGACCAAGATCGTCTAATGCAGTACCAGCACCACTATACACATATAATTTTTCTGCTGCAACTTGACTATCGCTAGTAATTTTAAGTTTATTATAATAATTACTTGCTGTTACTCCGGGAATCCTTGCATTATTAATGTTAACAATAACAGAATTTAGAGAGGTATTAGTAAAGGTAACAGTATAATTATTAATAATCAATTGATGCCCAGTAGTTACCACTGGATTGGTAATTGAACCAGTAATTTCTCCGTAAACTCTGCCAGCATTAATATATCTCACTATCTGACCTTGTCCTAGACTTGACGAAGTCGAATATCCCAAGGCAGTAATATATAAATTACACCCGGAACCGCACATTTTAACTCGAGTGCCTAACATATTTTCTTTTTTAGCAGTGCCTGTGATCAATTGATCTAGTTTAAATTGATTACTTTCAATCTTCATAACACTGCCAACTTCTGGTGTAAAGAACGGCGGAAATTGTATCGTCCCGCTGCTTACATAGTAATCAAAACCATCAACTAATAAAATGCCATTTTTTGATACGTAATAGACAGTATTCAAAGCATCGGTGGGTATAAATGTACCAGAGATGCCATTTGCTTCAATAGTTGTTATTGTTCTATGGTAAACATACACCCCACCAGAATCTGCAAGTCCGTCAACAGTCAAAGTATTTGCACCAACAGCAATTACATCACCGTCACGATTGGTCGATAAGCTGACTCCAAATCCATCTGCTCCGCTCCCGCCAGATGATAAAGTTGCAATTTGAGTATAATAAACTCCTGGCTTGGTAATTGTGAATGCCAGTCCATTAGAAGGGATAGTTGTAAACACAATATCAGTTCCTGATATTGTATAATCAATTATAGGCAAGTATTCTAATCCTGTAATTTTTTCTCTTACGTAAATTTGTTGAGGATCAGTTACTCCACTTAGTCCAATACCAAATGTATCGTTTATACCATCACCGGTTATTTCTGGCGTTTGTACTTCGTACCCTACCTCTGTATTCAAGGCATAACAAAATACTTGATCATTTCCAGGGCTACCAATATAGAGCAATCGGCCTTCGTTGCCCATAGCTAAACTATAACCAAACTGATCCCCGGTGGATCCAGCTGGGTTAATGATAATTTGTTGTAACGCTTCATTTTTAAACAGGTAAACACAACCCTTGTTACTCAAGGAACCTGGTGCACCCACAGCAGTATATCTAGCTGTATTACTCTCGCTTGTGGCCAGAGCAAATCCAAACAGTGAAACAGAATTATTATTAGTTTGTAATGTGCCTTTATTAGTCCAAGAATAGTTAAGATTTTGACTATAAAACGCCACTCTACCAGCTGCCGAATATGGTGCAGAAGAATAGACAACTCCTGAATCAGTCACGATAACGTCGTGTCCAAATTGGTCGTTACCAGCATACTGTGTTCCATCAAGCTCTAATTTAAAATTAAAGTTCCACGGTTCGCTTTTATTGTATACTCCCCAATTGCCATTGGTATCTAAATTTTCTACCCAAATTTTATCGTTTTTAATCCAACCTTGTCTTGGTCTATAACCGTCAACTTGATAAGAATACGGTATCTTTACGCTGTCTAATTTAAGTAATAAACCTGTACCAACAACAGTGATTTCTTTTAATAGATCTGCTAAATTCTGATATACATTGATAGTAAAACTTGTCAACGAAGTTACTGTATTAACAGCATAGACTCCGTCAAATCTAGGATCAAAGTTTTTAATTACAACAATATCATTTTCTGCCAATCCATGCACAGTGTCCATAGATACCGCTGCTACATCATCAAAATTATATTGCAGTCCATAAACTATTCCAGAAACAGTACTAGTTCTGTAAACATTCCATGACCCATCTAGATCTTTGGCTGTCCAAATTTTATACCCTGTTCCTATATTGTTGACAATAGTTGTAAGAGTTGCGTAGTCATTTAAATCAAATATAGTTGCATCAATGTCGTCTAGATTTACAAAGCCAGATCCGGGAAATTCTCTTAGTGTTTTTGGTAAAGAGTTATTTTCTAAACGGAAAATATTTGTTGATGAATAATTTTGAGATTTGTAAATATCGTTTGCAGTATATCTAGCAAAACCTTCTACGGTGTCACTGGTGTTATCAACTAGTTGAATACCAGCTGGGTTACCTGTAACAACACCTTCATCAAGAATAACTTCAATATAATTGTTATTTTCAATTGATCCGTATTCGCCTACTCTTACAGCCCAATTTTCGTAAAATTCTATTGCTGTGTCTAGATTTTTAAACTTTGCTCCCTTGAGAGCGTCAATAGAATTTTTAGTTCCCTTTTGTTTTATCAGTCCTTGATAAAATTTACTTTGTGTTGTGACATCAATTCCAATATTATTAAAATAAGATCTTGATCTAAATCCAATAATACCGTCACTGAAAAGTTGAACTTTTTCGTCTGATGGTTGATCGTCAATGTTATAAAAATTTAATAAATTTGATGCATTTGTAGCAAAATTATTTAAAACTCCAAATTTAATTTCGTCTGGAGCCAACTGTTTCCAAAAGCTAGACTGTAATTTATCGCTAGCAGTTACATTATCCAAGGCAACATAAATTAAATTTTTATTTTTAACTATAGTACCTTTGAGATAATCTTTACCGCTAGACCATTCTTCAATGTTTTCTGCACTATAGATAAATCCCGGTAATTCAAAACTTCCTGACCAATTGTCAGTTTTACTACCAACTAACTTTAATCTATACTGTCTATTACCTAATTCAGGCACGTAAATAACATCTCTAAATACCGTGACGTTGTCAAGTATTAATAAATGTTCGTACTGTACTAGATTTAATCTTGCTAATCCAATTATTTGATTTTTTGCAGTTGCACACGTAAAAATATTATTTTCTCTGTTTACTGTAAAATTATTATTTTTAATTGTGTTAAAATTTATATCCAATAACTGACTGCCGTAGACATTATTGTTTATTGAATCCACTATTGCAGTTTCATCATAAACTTTTAATTTATCTCCAATTGGACTTAATACTAAAGCACTTCCGGTTTTCCATCCTTGCTGTGCCCAATTTAAAAATTCTTTTACGCTTAGGATCCAGTCTTGTTGTACTTTTAATCCATCATTGAATTCATCAAATACAAATCCTTTACTTTGCAAATATCTTTGATAGCTAACTAAGAAATCAACTACCTGCTGTCTTGTATTGAATTCAAATCCATACGGAACAGTTAATTTTGATTGTTTAAAATCTTTATAAACTATTCCACGTTCGCCATTTACAGTGACTACATAGCTATTATTATTAGGCAAGCTTGGTATAATAAAGAAATAAGGATTATCAAGATCGTAACCACTAACGACATAACCAGTGGCTCCTTTTTCAACTATCACTGCACTGTATACAATTTTTTCAACCGGGGATCCTTTAAAAACTTCGATGCTATAGTTTTCATCAGGAATAAGAACAGTATCATTAATACTACTCGGACTACTTTGTTCAGCTAAAATATTGATAAATTTTTTGTCAGTGTAACCAGACATTTTATAACCTAATTGTAAACTTAGGTTACGTAAGGTTTTGTATACAAGCAAACTTGCATCATTGATGCCAAGATTTTTTACATAATCTCTTACCCAATTGATATAACTAGCTGCACGTTGTACAGTACCGTTTTCTTCGTATCCGTTAACAGTAATCTGAGCCGGGGTAAGATGTTGGCCGCTGCTGACATAAGTGAATTGAGCCGTAGTATTATTTCTTTTATAATTTTCAATGTCAATTAATAAACTGAAATATTTTGCTGGCTTCATCAAGGCCATTGCTAGATTTACAGCAAACGGAAAATCGCTGCTTCGACGCCATGCTAATTCAGATGGCCCAATATCTCCTACAGCAAAACTTGTGTTGGCTTTGGCACTATCAAAATCTGCAACTAAAATTTCTTCAGGACTTCTTAGATTTCCTGCATCGTCGACTGGGATAATATCCATCAGTCCACGTTGTGTTACTGCGCCAGAATCGTCTACAATTCTTGGTCTTTGATAACGAATGTCATAACCTTGACGTGTGCCGGCATGAATATAACCTAGACTTAAATCTGTCCATAGTAATAAGTTGCCACCAGTATAAGGAGCAGGTCCGTATCTATCGTCCCAGTAATCTGGTTTTTGGCTAAACCCAAGCATTTCCCATGGATGTGTGTGTGGTCTATCTGTATCGTAGAAATATCTATAGATACTGCGCCACGACCCTGGTAGGCTTTCACCGTTTATGATGTCACGAAATCTTCTATAATTCCAAGTAAAAGGATCTGAAGCTTTAAATGTTGAATTAGAACTATAATCTATTCTATTAGTTCCTACCCAACGTAAAAAGTTTTTTCCTAAAACTTGATTATACTCCTGTCTTGAATATTCTGTAATTCTGAATTTTCCCGGAACATAATCATTTAAATTAAAAATATTTTCGTCATAAACTGTTTTAAGATTGTTATAGATTCTTAATTCTAATTCTAATAATAGCGAATCTCTATAGTCGTTAAAGCAAGGAGTAATACTTCCGTCATGCCCTTGTATAACATTGATTGGGTCGCGATAAGTATTATCTAAAAATATCTCAGGAACAAACTTAGGATATAATCCTAATTTTGTAGGAGTTTCAGGAATATAGCTGCCATCAGTGTTTGAATATTCGTATATAGTAATGATATCATCAAATAGCAATCTGAAAGTACTTTGTATTTCAATCGCAGGTCTATCCTGGCGGAAAATGTAATCTCTGTTTAATACCAACTGCCGAGTAGTAGTTGTTCCATCAATTGTTCTAGTCAAGTATACCAAAATTGCACGATTGGTAATTTCACTTTGATTAAAAATACTTGTAATTTCAAAAGAAGTAAGTTCAGGATCAATTACTGTATAAGCAGGTAGTGCTACTCTAAATTCTGGTCCACTTGGAACCATATCACTGTAATACCACGGAAACTGATTATTTTTTACTGCGTTAATAGTTTTTAGTATTGTATCTACGCTTCCTAGCACATCTTTTTGATCAAGTTCTAATTTTTTAGCTAGTTCTAAAAATTTAATTTTGAACTTACTGTATTCATCGCCGGCCAGTTGAATGCTGTTAACATAATTTAATTGCGGGTGATTCAAAAACAAACCAGAATAAACTACAGGAGCACTGTGTTGTAAAATACTACCACCAGAGTCTAGATATTGTACATCTCTGAGATTGCTGGTTCCAGGTACATCTCCAATAACGTTTCTACTATTATTACGCAATTCTCTTAGATGATTACGCATTTGGCCGAGAGTAACTGTGTTCAAATTGGTGTTAAGTGAATTAATATCAAGGTTCACTGGCACTTCATAAAATGCATTTGGATTTGCAGTGTTTGCATTAAAAATGCTAATGAATATTGCATCACCTTCTGTCAATACATCAGGGTTAATCAGGATAGCATATCTATTAACGATTTGTGTACTTGCGAAATCATCCGAAGTTAAAATTTGATTGTTGACTACTACTTTTAAATTAACAGAAGTAGTTGACGGGTCCGATAAAGAATCTACTTCAAATAAATTAGTTTGTCCGTCGTAGGTAAAAGAATAAATTTGAAATTGTCTACTAAAATCCTGTGCGATGGTCCAAAGATTAAATCTTTGTGAAGTGGTGCGGGTTACATTTTTTTGTAGTAAACCTACATTTACTTTTTTAATTATATTGATGTTGTTACCGGTCAAATGAGAAAACTCATCGCTATCAAAAAAGTTATTAAATTGAATATCACCCTGGGAAACAATATTTCTATAACTCAGTGGAAATCCTAGAATAGAATCATCAACACCTGTTCCTTGGGTATAATTAAAAATCTTTGTACCAGTAAAGGTTGTACTTGGATAGTTTGCATCATCAGAAAATCTATTACCATTGTAATCAATGACTTCAAATAACGGTGCTTGATTTATTGATTCTTTCAATTGACTGCTGATCCAATTGACTCCATTAAAATACCATTGCTTCTGGCCATTGGATCCAGACTTAACTAGTACAGTATGACCTTCTTCAACCAATGAATCATCGGCTTCAACAATATAAGTTCTGTACTCGTCGGGACTTTCGCTTGATAGTACTATTGAAAAATCATAAATTTTATTTTTAACATCGTTGTTAATGTCGTTACTAAAAACTACCCTGGTACCACTAGTCAAAGTTAAACTTTGACCAGATATTGTAAAAGTATGCGACGTATACGGAGAACCAGTTACCGGTATGCCTTGAATTTGAATAAATGCGTTAGTAACCAAAGTGTCTAATGTATCAATTGGTGTTTTAGCTTCGCGACCGTAGTTGTATAATTGCAAACTACTTTCAAATTCTATAATTGGTCTTC